TCAAAATATATCGCCTGGGCTTCTTGCTCTACCCCTTCGGCGAGTAGGGTAAGGATCAGCTGCATGGCTACTGTTTTGGTTATCTCCTGTGCCATTATTCTACTCCTTGGATGTTAGGTCATTGTTCAACGTGCCCGCCCAGGGCTTGCACCTGGGAGCCTGCTGGTCGGGCGGGGCATGGTAATCAGGGACTGAGTATTGCCTTGCCTGTCCGCTTAGAGATTCTGAGATCACTCAAGACCTGGTCAGTATCTGTGCCGGACAACTCGATCTGACGGCTTGTAAGGGACGTTATGGTATACGCTAGGCGAGTGGGCCAACCATCCAATCCAACTGAGACTCGGTCTCCCTTTTTGAGGGCGCCTGTGTGAGGTGGTTGCCAACCATCATCTAAGAGCTCTCCGGCGTACTCGCCATTTTCCTTTTCGATTGCAATGCAATGAGTTTTTTGTGTCATGGTCTTATCCCTTTCAGAGATAGTACCCCCAAGCCCGGCTGTGGATGCAGCACCAAGGAGGGTAGGATTGCACCGGACCCGGGGGCAAGTTGTGTGTTTGGGTATTTTGGCGCTACATCCACGATCACAACTTAGCCCCGCCGCTAGAGGGCCGCAAGAGTTATTTTCACCCACTATACATAATTTCCACTTATTTTTAACTTGGCATTAAAAAACAAGAGCTTAGGAAATTTCTGTTGCGCCTCGGTATTAGGAGATAGTATATTAGCAACATGGAGAGTAATCTGATTATGCTGGTTGCCGGAGCTATCATTGCCATGCTGGGCGCTTGGCTGGGGGCTAGGATAGCCACCGGGGTCCCTCTGATACCACCCGGCCTATTTGCTCCCTCACCGCCCGGAGACATTGATATCGAGTATCCCACTGTGATGAGCGCAAGGGCTATGGCCCAGGCACGTGGGGATGAGCACCCAGGCGAGGTGATGCCACCGCCAGAGGGGGAGGCTCCATTTAAGTCGCCGGAAGAGACGGATCTCCTATGAGCGGTGCAAAACAACCTCACAACACCACAGGGCTAAGGGCACCTTGGCAGCCCGGCCAGTCGGGTAACCCGGCGGGTAGGCCCAAGAAAGGCGATGCATGGGCGGACATTTATGGTGAGATTATGGAGGAGGCTGTTGGGACTGTTGCTGTTCGGGGAGGGTTGCCCGGTAAAAGCAGACGCAAGGTGCGGAGGGCAATAGCCGATAGGGTGGTATTGTTGGCTCTTTTTGATGCAGATCGTAGCATTGCCCTTAAGGCTATGCAATTGATCCAGGATAGGGAGAGTGGCAGACCCCATCAGCGCGGAGAGCTGGAGATCGAGGGACTTAATCTTGGCCCGGTGATCCTACCGGTTAAGGAAGGTGATGTTGAGGGTCCTGATCCTGGCACTGATGATTAGCTCTCCCGGAGCACTTCCGCCGACTTACATACCCCATGAGGGTCAGCAGACCCTTTTTCACCTGTCATACGATATTTTCGAGCTACTTTATGGTGGTGAGGCAGGTGGCGGTAAGACCGCTGCACTTACATCCGAGTCTCTCCGCCAGGTTAACAGCCCCAATTACCGCGCGATCATATTCCGGCGTACTAATGATGAGCTGGAGCAGATCAAGATCGAGGCTCGGAAGATGTTCCCGGCAGCCGGAGGTATTTACCGGGAGTCGGATAATACAGGTATATTCCCCAGTGGCGCCCGAGTGTGGCTCCGCTACATGCAGTATGAGATAGATCGGCTTAAATACCAGGGGCGAGAGTTTCAATTTATTGGTTTTGATGAAGTTACACATTTCACCGAGGCCCAGTACACTTATCTTTTTAGTCGGTGCCGGACGACTGATCCTAGTCTCAGGTGCTACGTGAGATCATCGGCGATGCCTGGCGGCCCGGGGCATAAGTGGGTCAAGGACAGATTTATTGATAAGGTTCCGGCTAGCCCTAGCCGGAGACCGGTCCCAAAGTTCTTCTGGGGAGGGCGTGTATCGGAGACTGATGAGTGGGAGGAGATAGAGGTTCCCCAAGGTACCAAAGATTCTTACTCCCGAGCGTTCATCCCGGCAAGTCGGTTCGATAATCCCACACTGATGTTATCTGATCCAGGCTATGAGGGACGTATCAGGGGCATGAGCGAGCCGCTCCTGGCAGAGGCGATCCTGACCGGCAACTGGGACCTGTTTGTAGGGCAGTTCTTTACCAAGTTCCGTAAGCAGATTCACATTATCCCTGAGTTCGATATACCGGATTGGTGGACTGGGATCAGGGGTCTTGACAGAGGCTTTGCCGCACCGTTTTGTTGCGAGTTTATGAGAGTAGACGGCGATGGTAATGTCTATTTTTATGATGAGATCCACGAGACCGAAAAGAGTCCCCAATGGTTATGTGAGCAGATTCACAGGCACACGGGCAACGACAGGATTGATTACACTTACGGAGGCCGGGATTTCTGGATACGTAATCCAATGGCCTGGAATCGAGAGGATACCCCGGAGTACGTAGCAAAGCATGAGGCTGCAGCGTTTGCTGCGGGTGGAATAAACATCGTTGCGGCCAACCAGGATCGCAAGCAGGGCTGGGCATTAATGCACCGGATGATGGATTGGGAGGGCGATATTGCGACAAAGTTAACCAAGACCCCTCAATTTTACATCATCAAGGGTAAGTGCCCTAATCTTGAGGCACAGATAATGAGCGCAGTCCGGGACGCACACGATGTGGAGGATATCCCCGACGGTGGGGATGATGCCTTGGAGGCGGCCAGATATGCCATCATGCACGTGCAACAGGGCATCAAGCCAGCGGAGCCTGTGCCGCAACTTCGCCAGGAGATCGAGGAGCTGATGCGGGAGGATAGCCCGACGGGGATGTACGAATGGTAAGGGTTAAATTTCCCTGGGTAACCAAGTTAGTAAGAACAACCGTTCCGCTAAATGACTATCATGTGGCCCTACTTTGCCGGGCAATAGAGAGGGAAGAACAAAGGATGAGAGACTTATTAAACATGACACTAGAAGAGTACGCAAGAAAATACCCCTCACAAATAGATTATGGGTGGTGAGGGCATTGCTATGATACAAGACATATTCTTCGGTGAGTGCAAGCATGATCTTTTTCCGTATAGACCGTATAGGAGGGGGAAGTATCGGTGCAAGGTGTGTGGGGGAAGGATACCGCTTTCGCCACTTGGCAAACGCTTTAGGGACTTGATGATTGATAAGGTTCTTAAACATAACCCATTTATGCGCTTCATAGCGAGGAAGGCAGGATGAACCAGGTTTGGCTTGGTCCCTGTGCAATGCCTATCCCACCCAAGTTCAAGGGTGTGCTATTCAATCCTTGGCTGACCATATTTGTGGCGTACCATGATGGTCGGGCGGTTATGTCGGTAGACTGGATTCGGCTCTACCAGGCTATGGGGCACCCGATAGGCCGACAGATGTTTCGCAATCTGTATGGGTCGTTACCGGGGCAGTGGCTATGCGAGGCGGTGTTTGGTGAGGCATAAAAGGCGGTTACAACAGGGGAGGCTTTTGAAACAAGCTTCTCGGGACAGGAAGAAAAAGCGGGATAAACTTCGCAGGAAAAGGCAGTGAAAGTTAAGATCGGCGATACCGTTTACAACTCGGCATTGGAGCCAATCCTACTGATTCTCACACCTCAGGAACGCTTGGATATTATCAGTATGCCGTCAAGGGTTGATAAGTATGTGTCCAGTCCCGAAGGTGCAGACCCAAAGATGATTCAACAGTGGATAATGGAGATTCCAGTCTTTGCGATAGACAGCCAGTCTGGCGGGAAGGGATGAAGGGATGATACTGACTTGCTTGCGGAACCTATTGCAAACTGGCCCTGTGGAGGAATTTCTTAAGGGTGGTGTCCATTTTTACCGGACGCACTTCACTTTTCTCTGGGGGAAGGAAGGTCGTTTCCAGGGATGGATTATGTGGTACCCACGCTTTTGGCGTTTGTGTTTTCTTAAGGATTGGAGCACCAAATGGGGTTTCTGTCTTTGGTTCGTACAATTTATCTGGTGGAAGACAACGGAGGAGGTGTAATGAGGCGAGATGGGGCCGCTCTGCGGGAATTTGAGCGGGCCATAATGGAGGAATTCAAGATAGAAGTGGATCAAATGATTCGTAGAGAGAAAGAGTTACTGAAGATTTTCGAGAAAATTGACACAAGCAGTAGCCCACTGCCACCAGACAAGCGGATAAGGATTCCATTATTGTATGAGAAAGAAAAATGATCCGCGCAACGCTTGCCAATAGAAAATTACTGCGCATGGACGAAAGTGCGCTGCATAGGTGGTTGGAGAGTCAAGGGTTCAATACCGCCAATAGGATCAAGCGGACAAAACAGAATGGTGGGCTGACGCTGTTCGAGCAGTTCCCGGCGCCGACGTTCAGGGTCAGGCCAGCCCTGAGTGAGTTCATCGACCGAAAGGCTGAAGACCGGAACAAACGGCGGTGGGAGAGAGAAGGGAGCATTTGATGGATAACAAGCAGGAGGCGAGGCAGAAAGTAATTGAGGCAATAGGGAGATGTTTAACTTCCTGGTATGCCCAGGGGGGCAGCGTTCGCCGCACAGCGCCAGACACTGGAGCGCTTGAATCTCTTTATGACCAAATCGCCCCGCTGATTTTGGGGGAGTTCCCGGAGGAGGAGCGCAGCGCCCTGGCAATGCCTATATCTCTGGCAATGCCCATATCTCTTGAATATTTAGAACATATCCGGTCGCTGCCATGCATTGGCTCAAAGACTGAAGCTAGGCCTTTTGTCGTAGCGTGTTCCGGGAGGGCGGAGCCGCACCATCTGATAAAAATTGGCATGGGTAGCAACAGGAAAAGGTCTGACGTACGGCATTACACGGCAATCCCTGTTTGCCGAGAGCACCACGAAGAGATACATAATACTGGCTCCCTAGAAGAAATTGAGAGATCGTGGGGAATAGATCTTTTTCAGTGGGCGTTTCGCAATTACCTTAGATGGCTGGAAGATGGGGAGATTTGACATAAACAGGTTTTGGGATTAATTTTGACCGATAGCCTTCTAAACCGGTTATTGGAACTCTTAGCCCGGTGGATTGTTTTTCAAACAGGCGATAAAGAATATACAGGCCATGTGGAATTTAACGTTAACAAAGGAAAACCAAACAGGAACACAATTTACTTGAGAATTCGTGCTAAGACTTAAATAGTTTAGGGCCACTGTAACCAACCAAGCCCCTGCTGCCCTTTCGGGCGGTGGGGGTTTTTTATTATGACAGACGAAGTCTACATACCAGGCGAAGAGGAAACCAGGATAGTCAAGGCGATCCGGCGGCGGTTTGATATATCACTGAAGGAATCGGAGCAGAGGCGCATGCAGTGGCGCAGGAACGAGCAGCTTGCATATGGTGATCACTACGCAATATTCAAGAATCTGGATAAGACCAAGTCCCAGATCATCCTGAATCTCATTTTCGAGACCATTGAGACTATTATGCCCCACCTGGCGGAGATACTGCCCAAACCGGATGTACTGCCCGAGCCGACCCAAACCGAGAGCCTAAACATAAATGAGATGATGGAAAATGCCCAGAAGATGGAGGATGGGATATACCACCAGTGGCGTAAGGCCGAGGCAGACGAAATCTGGATGATGGCGCTGAAATCCATGCTTATCTATGGAAACGCCCCTGTCCGTATGCTTCCGGGCGATCCATACATCGACATCGAGTTGCTTGATATTTTCTCCTGGTTCCCCGATCCGTTTGCGGGAAGGTTCAGAAAGGCTCAGTGGTACGTAACCGCATCGCCGGTATACCAGACCGAGATTGCGCGCATATACGGAATTGATAAGGTCAGAGGTCTTAAGAGCGAGGGTAGACTGGACCAGTACCGAAGTTTTCACCTGTTCCCAGAGCAGCATCGCAAGCGCGGAGGCGCCACCGCCACTGGAAACCTGATGGAGCAGAGCGGGAGCGCAGATTACGGCAGGACAGGGGAGCTCGCCTACGGTGACCGGTTAGGCCAAAATCTGCTGATTGACCTCTGGTGCGCCCACGATCTGGAAGACGACATGAGTCGAATGGATCAGGGTGAAGCCCCGACACCGCGAGAAACATACTTACACGCCACCATAGCCGGCGATAGGCTTATGGTTGAGCCGGAGGACTCGGGCTATGAAATAGAAGACCCCCCTTTTACCGACATCGTGAACTATCCTCAGCCAAACTCGCTGTGGGGCATAGGCGAACCGGAGCAGCTTGAAACGCTGAACTTGGCAGCCGACATTATTTTGTCCGAGGCTGTGGACGGGGCAGTGCTGGCGGGCAATCCGCCGCTTACGGCAACCAAAGACTTAAAGGTTGAGAACCCGCACGGCATAAAAACGGGGCCGCGAGAGACAATATGGTTGCCAACCAGGGCGTCCCTGGTGAAATGGTTAGATGCAAAAGGACTCCCGTCGGAGATGTTGGCATTGCCTATGCTGCTGATGGACATGGCAAACAGCATTTCGGGCGTCAGTGATGTCATCAAGGGACGAAGGGAAGGGGCTGTTACGGCGGCGTCGGCAATCGAGCGGCTTCAACAGGCTGCCCAAAGCCGTATCAGGTTCAAAGAGCAATATTCCGTCCGGGTGCCGCTGGGGCATATTTACAACCATATAGCCCGGTTTATCCAAAACAACGTTAAAAAACCGATTGCATTCCTCAAGAAGGACAGGGCGACTGGGGATTTCCGAGCGTCGTCTTACTCCGCAGGAGACTTCCAGGAACAGAAATTCTGGATTCGTGCGGGTGTACCTCTCACCGAAAACAAGGCAGAACTTATTCAACTGCTTACCGAATTGGCGCCGTTGCTTCAACTGCCGCCGGACGTATTGCTGGAATTGATGCCATCCGAGATCAGGGATATGATACTGGCGGTATTGAACAGAAAGCGCAAGGAGGGCGCACTGGCCGGTGTGGATATGGAAAATCTATCGCCGGAAGAGCAGGAAGTTCTACAGGGCGATGACGAGGATGCCATTATGAATTTGTTAATCAGTCTGCAACAAAGGGGTGCTTACAGCCCCCCGCAACAAAACTTCCCGCCAACGGCGGGACAAATCCCGCAGGAAGCGGGGTAATAGGCTCGGAGCAAGGCGCTCCCGGGCCAAGTAGCGGTCAATCATAGCGTCGAGCCACCGCTGTTGGCGGGGCAAAAAGGAGACCAACTATGAGCACTTACGAAATACCACAGGAAGTACGCGACTCGTTTGCGGCCGAAGAGAACGAGCAACCAGAGGGTACTTCCGCTGGCGAATCCACGAAGGATACCACCGGCGACACCGGGACCAAGGCCGAAGGCAAGTCTGATGGTGGCGAGGGTGAGGGTAATGGACCCTCCGAGGGTGATCCCAAAGGGACGGATAAAAAGCCTGCCGAGCCTACTTCCGTGAAACTGGGCGGCAAAGAGTACGGCCTTGAAGATTTGGGCAGGATTGTCAAAGAACACCAGAAGAACGAAAACTGGAACAAGGCTAACACGGAGAGAGCTCAAACGCTATCTGCTCAGGCCAAAGCGATTGAAGGCGCAACCGGTGTGCTGGAGAATATTCTCAAGGACAAGGATGCGCTGGAAATCCTGGAAGACATGGGTCATAAACTGGACAAAGAAGCACTGTCAGCGGTCAAAGAGGCTACAAAGAACGTGCAAACCATCCCGGATAGGGATAAGAAGCCAGAGACCGATGAGGACATGGAGCAGGTAAGGGCCGAACTGAACGATTTGAAGTTTATGGCGGCGCTAAGGGAGCTCACCGACAAGGACGAGGACCACCGGAAGGCACTTGGTACGCCCGAGAAGCGCCAAGCGTTCCTGAAGTTCATGGTGGAGAACAATCTGCTTGATATGGACAAGGCATACGAACTGCACACCCAGGCGGAACAACTCAAAGCAGCCAAGAAAGCCCTTGAAGAGGCAGAGGAGAAGGGCGGGAAGCCCAAGCCCAAGGCTCCAGCAAAGCCGGGGGCAAAGGACATCAAGTCCGGCTTCAAGCCTGTTACGGGCGACTTTGGTTACGACGCGGCTCGGAAGGCTACTATCGAGAGTTTTGGTAAATAACCAACCCGCCTGTTTTTTACTGTGGCGGGTTGAACGGAAGGAGTTTTTACTATGGCGTTTCCATACGGAGACATCGAAACCGCCATACGGGAGCACTACCTGCCGCAAGTCGTGGATAATATCTTCAATTCCAATGCCATCCTGAAGATTTTACTTGGGAAGGCGAAGGATCAAAACGGCGGCCTGCAGTTGCGTGTGCCCGTAATGTACGGGCGGAACACCGAAGCCGAGTTTTACTCGGGGTATCAGCTTCTGGGCACTGCCCAGCCTGAGATCATTGATACCGCGAAGTATGACTGGGTGCAGGGAACTTGCCCGATCAACATTTCAGGGCGGGACGAGATGATGAACACTGGACCTGATGGTGTAGTGGACCTCATCGAAACCCGGATGGCCAATGCGGAGGCCAGCCTGAAATACCTGTTCACAACCCATATGTTCGCCGCAGCCGAGGCGAATGCAGCCACCGAGATTACCTCGCTCAATGACATCATCGCCGCTGATCCGACAATACCGATCGGCGGAATCGACTCGAGCGATTACTCGTGGTGGGCACCACATACTGCCCTAGCGAGCGGGGCGGCAAGCTTGGCCGAGCTGAGAACCGTGACCGATGCGGATTTTCTGCTTCTGGACATGGCGACGCAGTTCAGGGGAGCCGCAGACGGCTCGGACGCACCGGACCTTATCGTTACCACCGATGATGCTATGGGAGCCTACGAATCAATTGTGGGCGCACAGGCACGTTGGGAAGGCAACGGTAGGCTGGCTGACGCTGGCTGGACTGTGTTCAATTACAAAGGCGCTGAGATGGTGTCTGATAAGGAATGCACCGCCGGGATTATGTACTTTTTGAACACCCGGTATCTGTATTTCAAGGTGCATCCGAAGCGGAACTTCAGTTTCGCGCCATTCCTCGAAAACCGTAACCAGGATGCCAAGGTGGCCCGGATCTACTGGATGGGGCAGTTTGTCTGCTCTCAGCGTAGACGCCAGACCGCACTTACCAGCATCCCGACAGCGTAAGGGGGTGCACAATGAGTAGTCCTGTATTGACTCATGGTGCGATCACTGACGTTCACAGCACCGCTAAGTACGACATCGGCACGCGCCGGTCGGACAAGCACGGCAACGTGTACGTGTACCTTCAGGGTATCGTAACCACTGCGGCAGGGGACTTCGTGACGTATTACATCACGAGCGTTGCCGCTGCGGTAACAGCGCGGCTGGTGCAAAGCGCTAAGGGGCTTGTCGCCATCGCAATGGCTGCGACCGTGGCCAACAAGTTCGGTTGGTACATGATCGCGGGCAATCTCCTGACGGCCAGCGTGCTCACGGGGTGCGCCGCAGGTGCCGCCATTTACTCGACTGCAACAGCAGCGAGGGTTGATGATGCTAAAGGCACCGGCGACTTGATTGTTGGCGCGGTTTGCAGTGTACTGGGGGCTGGCAATAAGGGTGGCGTATCCCTTAACTACCCGAGCGTCAATGACGTAACACCAACAGCGTAAGGAGGTGAACTGATGACTACATTAATTCGCGGACTTACTGACGTTGACAGCACTGCACGGTTCGACATCGGCACCCGCCACGAAGACGGAGACGGTAATATTTTCGTCTACCTGCAAGGTATCGTAGGCACCGTGGCGGGCGACTGGGTGACGTATTACATCACAAGCACCGCCGTAGCCGTAACAGCACGGCTGGTGGCCAGTGCCAAGGGGCTGGTCGCCATCGCAATGGCCGCGATCGGGGCCGACAAGTTCGGCTGGTACCAGATTGCAGGTCATAACGTGATAGCCAGAGGCGTACACGACACCATCCAACTGACGGTGACCGACGAGGCAGATGCTGACATTGATGCCTTTATCGCCGCCGAGGCTGGCGAACTGTACGTTGCCAAGGGATCTGCCATTGAAGTTGGTGATCACTTCCTGGTGGGAGCCACGGGCGACGTGACCGACAATGCTCTGGCGACCGCCAAGGGCAGCGCCGTTGCGGCTGGCGATGTCTTCAATGTCAACAAGATCACTGCGGCCGCGACGGTCGAGTACAAGGGTATTCATCTCGTCGCCGGTCTCGCGCTCTACAGCGGAGTTGCCGGAGAGGTGATGACGCCCGGAGTCGATAGCGGCGATCTGATCATTGGTGCTGTAATTGGCGTCACGGAAGCAAGCGGGTTGCTTGGCGTAAGCCTTGCTTACCCGTACGCGCACAACGAGGCTATGTAAGCCAGACTCGCACTAGGTGTGCGAGAAGCCGTTTAGGAGACGGTGAAACCATAACCCATCCCCAAGGGCCCCGTCACTGGTTGGCGGGGCCTGGCCGGGGTGATATAGAAAAGGCCCCCGACCTTGCGTCGGGGACTGGAAAGGAAATCTAATGGCAACATGTAGACGACCGTTGCGGGATGGGAGCGGAAAAGGCAAAGGTCAGCCAGGTGGCGGCCGCCGCAACCGTAACCCTAATCCATGTCCGAGTTCCGGGCCAGGGAGAAGTGCTGGCGGGGGACGTGGCGGCGGCAAAAAACGTTGATAAAAGAGGAGGAGTAGAGATATGGCAGGTTTTACCTCTCAGGAAATGGTTGATATGTTGGGGCTGCGGCTGGAGGATGCCGATGAGGACAAGTTTTCCGCAGCGTTAAAACTGTCTGCCCTTAACTGGGCGCAACTGCAACTGACCAACCTGATCCACCCGGCCTATCTGAAGGAGTTGGAGGAAAAGCAATTCGACATCACCTGTGCCTTGGCCAACAATGACGACGAGGGTTCCATAGCCTTCAGCGAACTCACGTATCAGCCGTTAATCAACGGCATTCAGCAAGTTAAAATTCACGATGGCGCTTTTGCCCACATAATCAAGCCGGACGAGGTGAGGAAGACTGTCAACGCGTGGCACCAGGGTACTAACAAGCGACCATTGGCTTACGTTCGTAACAATCGCATCTACGTTGCTGCCGACGATGACACCCAACACATTGATGTCTGGTACTTGCGTGAGCCTGAGCCGATGGTAGCTAAATTTACTGTAGTCAGCGTGGCAAATGGTGCTGTAGTCTCTGCCCCAGACCTTGACGCCTACTATATTGATCTCACATTCACCGCTCCAGGATGGACGGCTGATGAGTTCAACGGTCAAATCGGATACAATGAGACTAAGGACAATTATTTCATCATTGTAGATAATACTACGACGGTACTTAAAGTTGTCAACCAGGACGAAACCTCAATATATGAAGCCGGCGATGTGATTCACTTTGTAACGGCTGATGGCGTTCTCGACAGTCTTTCCAGTGCCAGTTGTGAGCTGAACCCGAGTCTGCATGGTTTTGTGGTAGACCTGGCCGAGTCTCACCTGTGGCGGCATGATGGACAGACTGACCGCTCCAAGGCTACCTACGATGGGGCTGTAGCGGAAATCGGGCTGCGCAACACCCGTTACGAGAGCGAGGGGCCACCGGGAATTGGCACGGGCCGCTCATAAGGGATTGAGATGCTAACCTGGGACGAACTGATAGCCATTTGCCAGGATCAGATTGATAATGTAGCTCCAAGGGTTTTCGAGCGGGCGCTGAAAGACCTGGCTGAGCCGGACTTTGCCAGGGCGACAAAGTGCATTGACGCAGAGACGGTTATTGCCACTGTTATAGACACACCGGACTACGAGATGCCCCTGGGGCTGGTGAAGATCAAGGAAACCACCTGGCGGGGGGTACCCCTCAAAGAGACCAGCGTGGGCAACCTGGTATATCAGGAGCGGTACGATTCCAGTGGAACCATACGGAAAGGGACACCCTGGAAGTATTTCCTGGAAAACGACCGCATCCACCTGCTGCCAGCGCCGAGCTCGGTAGAGAACCTGCGAATATCGTACTATTCGCTCCCGACCTACGCTAAAAAGCGTTATCGAGCGCTTGCGGGTACCACAACCACCGCAGTCTATCTTGACCTGGCGATAGGTGAGGACTTGAAGACCGACATGGTGGCGTTCTTCAACGTAACAAGGGACGCCACACGGATCTGTAATGACTATACCCTGGATGGGAACCGCCATAAGTATACCATTGGCGGTGATTTTCAAGTAACGATAACCGATGCCAGTGAGACCATAGCAGATTCCTACAAGGTGACTGGCGAGATAGGTATTGCCAAGGGAGCGGCTGCGGCAGTTGGTGATGTTTTTAAGGTGCTGGGCACCGGCGATTTCAAGACCGTTCAAGACTTGGCGGCGGCAAAGGAAAGTGCTCCGGCAGCCAATGACCTTTTCAGAGTAACGGTCATTACCGGTGGGTCAGAAGCACTTGAATACGTTGGCACAGAAGCCATCACCGGCCAGGTTGCGGGCGACGAGATCGAGATTGACGTGCACGAGTATGTGCCGATGATACCGGAGATTTACGTAGATCGGCTGGTTCCACGTGCACTGGCCGCAGGCTATGCCAGCATAGGCAATACGGCCCAGCGGGACTACTGGATGGCGGAGTATGTGCGGTTGCGGGAAGAAGTGGCTGGAGAAAGGGCAGCTAGAGCTTACCCTGAGCAGATCATAAGCGATTGGGAGGGGATAAGTTGAACTTAATTCCTATATACGATTCTGGCAAGGGTGTGTTCACCGCCGCCGATCAGGACGACTTACCCCCTGGCTTCGCATCGGAGTTGGAAAACTTTTACCTCGACCGACCGGGGAAGATACGCAAACGGGACGGCGTGCTGGCCTATGGGAGCGGTTTTCCGGCGAGTTTATACCTGAGAAACCTGTTCCGGTTTGTACACAAGGACTTGACCGGTGGCGCGGTATGGCTTTCGTTGTGGCAGGAAACGGTGGCTGAGGTTGAAACAGGTAAGATATATGTGAGTAATGCCGCAGGTACTTCCTGGACGCTAGTTGAGGACATCGGGGCTGTCGCCGCCGGGGACGAGATGCGGGCGCTGGTAATTGGTGTCGTGCTGAGGTTGGCGTTTAGTCAGAGCATTTCTCCCGTATGGTATGGATACATAAAGCGTAAGTTTTTCCATGACTTATGGGATCATTCCTACACTACCCCGGTCTGGTACGACTGCGATGCGGCGCTGAAATACCCCGCAACGTGGAGCCACAACTATATTTCGAGGCAATCAACCACCGGTGGAGAGTTGAAAGCCGGGCACTACTTTTACAAGGTCGTGCCAGTGTTTGACGGCGGTCAGGAGGTGCTCTTTCCCGATGGCAAATTCTACTACTATACTGAGGGTACGGCCAATATACTTTTACTCAAAATGATGTTCAACAGTAATGACTGGAACCCGCGCATAACCCACCTGAAGGTCTACCGGCAGATCAATGTCGATGCCAAGAACGATGATGATGCCCTTTACCAACTGGTTGAGATGGTCTCGACGCAGAACGATCCTGCGGTGGTAACCGGAACGGGTGCAACAATGGAGAAGAAGTTTTACGACCGGGACAAGAGCTGGACGCCCAGTGAATGGGCACCGACAGGGGAATGGGGCGCGGAAGAGGAAAACGATCTCAAATATACGCTGGTCATTGGATTGAGTGAATACGACATCGACGATAACACGGCAACAATGTTGATTCTCCACGAAGACGCAGGCGATATGTATTACGACGACCAAAGCTACACCATAAAAAAGTACAAGTATGTTTCCGGAGGATGGGTTTATCAGTCTGACGAAGATACAGGAACCAATGGCTGGGGGGGGCAGCGGGCCTTTTACGTTACTGCGGCTTCCTATGAGGACAATGAGTACCTGAAATATCTCATAAAGGAACAGAGTGCATACCGGGTGATATTAGCCAACAACGACAAGGTTCTCTGCCTGGATGGCAACCCAACCAACGGAGCTGCAGAAGCGCTTAGAATCGGCAAGGTTATGTGGGACTATTCCGCACCTAACATCACGCTGAGGGTTGTAGACGCGGGCCTGCTGGATAAGGGCTACCACCCGCTGGCGGGCGTTACCTCGATTGAGGCGTACTACAAGTACAGTACATGGTTCAGGGGCAGGTTGTACGTGTTGAACTTGGCGTTTAACCCCAGCGGGGACAACGATCAGTACCCGGACTGGGTAGGGTTCAGCGAGATCGATCAACCGGACGTGATACCAAACAAGAATTTCATCATGCCCGACAGCGGCCGTGGCGGCGAAGGTATGGGGATATTCCCGCTGGAGAGGACAGAAGCCTTAGCGGTGTTTTACCGGCATGATATAGCCTACTTGGGTGTACCCCGAGCCGACCCGACGGCGTGGGAGAAACACGAGCATGAGGGTGATATTGGACTGATTAACGACGCCGCCATTGTGAGGACACCCATCGGGTACTTCTTTTGCTACGACACCGGTGTCTACTTTATGGGCTTGGATGGGCGCATAAAGGAAAGGGCGGTATCATTCCCGATAGACGACGTTTACCGGGCGGCGGTGACCGCCGGGAGCGATGACTTCTCGGCCATGTACCTGTCCGAGCGGCGGATCGTGCAATTCAACCTGGGAACCGACACCGAGACCTGGGCACTGGAGATCGACAGCGTGTTCGGAGAGTATCCTAAGTGGTTCAATCTTCCATACGGGACGGTGTCGGCTGTCCAGGTTAAGCCGGAACGGTCGGCAGTGGACGAGAATGGCTACTTCTACCTGCACGAGTGGGAGGGGACGGCGATCTACCAGGTGCACCAAGCGCTGACAGGGACGGAAGTTTTCGGAACGAAACTGAAGACGGCTTATATCCATCCGGGAACAATGGAGTGGGAGAGCCTTATCCGGTATGCCCGGCTCAATCACAAGGGCAGCGACGCCATAACACCGAAGGTATACCTGAACGATGGGGCAAAGAGCGATACCCTGACGGCCATTGCCGCGGCGGCCAACGGGGAGGAGAGGGTTATCAAAATCAAGCGTAGAGGAAGAAATATAGCACTGGAGCTGGTTTCAGCGGCCTCTGCGAACGAAGACCACGAAATACGCGGAATCGAATTGGAGGTTGGATAATGACCCAGGAAACACGTGTAACCAAACGTCAAGTGGCCCAGATGATCCGCCAAGCGTTTGAGCGGCGGAAGAACGGACAGGCGAGACCGGTCGGGATTTTGGATAAACCTCCTTTTCTGGAGGAGTTGGAGGATGGCCAGGAAATGGAGGTCGACCTTCGTCCGGCCCAAGTGGGCCCAGGGGATCCGCTGCGGCCTGAACGGCGCCGGTACGTCCGCCGGGGGGACAGGCTGTTCTTCCAGGTGATGGAGGAGGTGAAGTAAAATGCCAGGACCTTTATTCTGGGGTGGCCTGTACCTTGGCGGTAAGGCTTTTTCCGCATTGTCGAAAGCGTGGGGCGCCAGCAAGCAGAAGAAAGAATCGAAAAAGGCGCTGGGGCAGTTCTCCACAGCATTCCAGCAGAGAAGCCCATATGAGCAGGAATGGTTGTCGATGCTTCGCAAACGAATGACAGAGGGTGCATTACCGACACGGGAGATGATGCAGCGGGTATCCAGCCAAGTCGGAGAGGCCGGCCAGGTTGCCCGGCAGAAAACTATGGGATACGCCGCATCGCGGGGATTGGAGCACTCCGGGGTGGCGGCCAGCATGGTCGGGAAAGTAGAGGCTGGGATGCTGCGATCAATAGCTGACCAAGCGCGGGCGATTGCCATTCAGAACGAGGCGACCAAAACAGGGGCCCAGCGGGAATTTGGCCGGTACGCCCTTAGCGAAAGCGACCTGATCCGCCAGTTGGCCACCATGAAATACGGAGCCGGTGAGGACATCCGAAGCCGCTATTACGGCGGCATAACAGGAGCGGCTGAAGATATTGGCGAAGGCGTGAGCGGCTTTGCGGGGATGCAGGGAGGGCAGCGGGGCGCTACTTTCTTCACGAAGAACCCCCAAGGCCAGACATACGGCTGGAATGGGAGCAAGTGGGTTTTATGGGGAGGAAGGGTACCCCCCAATGCTCAGTGGGTGAATTACTAATATGCCGCCTCAAACAAGAACGAGAAGTTTGCCACCCCCACCGCCTTGGGTGAAGGCTCCCGCCGAAGAGCCGAAACCGACCATTGAAGGGCGGATTCGCGGGGAGGAGGAGGAAAAGATTCTAAGGGGTAAAATCCGCGAAGGGTTGGAGCCGAAACCGACCGTTGAGGAGCGGATTGCCAGGATTGACGATCGCATGTATGCCCGCCAAGGCAAAAGGGAAACGATTCAGGGGAAACTCAAAGGTAAAAAGGTAACTGACGATAGCTTTGAAGGTTATCACTATAATCTTCCCCCCAAGACCGCCATTAGTGTGTATAAGCGCCAATTGGCCAGCCTGGATGTCAAAGACAGGGCAGATAATAAGTTACTGGTGAAACTTACCGGGCAGCAGGCGGGGAGGGTCCCTGCCACGGGAATCAGCGCCGAACCATTGGGGCCACCGAAGACGGCCCGGCCCGTCACCAGAATAACAATAAGTCCAAAAGTCCCGGAAGCAGAGGCTCCGGGGGAAATTACTGCTGGTGATGGAACTTCAGACCATCCCTATGAGATTCGGGAAAGCCAGGAACAGTTTGACGCACTTCCGTCTGGCGCATGGTTTCGTCTTCCCGGCGATCCCCCAGGAAAGGCTCGCGAGAAACCGCCCAGAGAAACAAAAGCAAAAACATCAATTGAGCCACCCGCTTCTGCGGTTAAGACATCTTCATCTACACTACTATATCCTCAATCTGAGATTAGTTTCCCAGCACCAGAAGGCGCTACTAGAAGGTACTCAAATATAGATGGAGGATATATCTGGACATTTAATTGGGAGGATTGGTTTTCAGAACAAACAGGCCAACCAATTGAGCCAAAAAATGTCCCGGAGGAATACCTAGGAAAAGAAGAAACTATGCGAAGAGCACGTAAGGAACTCCATCGTAGGTTGTTAAGATGAGTACACCCTGGAGAGATATTCCACTCGTTGATATAAAAAAGGCGGGACCTGTCCCTTTCAGGGATATTCCACTCCAAGAAATGCCCAAGCATAAGCCAGCTACAACGGAAGACCAAGACCGGGCAGCGGAGATGTCCCGACTGCTACTAGCGGCTACGGAGCCAGCAACGCCGGTGTCTACCGCAGTAGAGCCACCGAAGACAAGGGTGCAACGGATAATTGATGATCGGGATGAGCAGGAACGGCTGGCGATGGGTGATGGACGGGAAATTTCCATAACGGCACCCACGCCGGATGAGCAAATCGACGAGGAGAACGAGCGTTACTACAATACTCAGGCGGAGAGGGGCTATGGAATGGGAGCAATGGGTGGAAGGCCCGCAGGTGGCTTTATGGCTAAGGCTACAGCGCCAGAAACCAAACCTTTGGAAGAAGCCACGCCTCAAGAAGTTAATCAGGCCCGAATGTATCTTATGATTAGCGACCTAGTGGATGAAAAAGGCGCCCACGGAGCGAAGAAGTATCTACAAGACACCGGTCTACTTCAAAAAGAGCCGATAGTAGAGCGGTTTTTCAATGCCGTCGTTGGTAAGAAGGCTGGCATTATGGAGCAAGAGTTACTGACTGGGCCGGAAAAGGTTGCGGCTGATATTGCTGGAATGGTTACAGGCTTCGTCCTACCATCAAAAATTGTCCAAGCGGGGGGCGTTACCGGGCGCACAGCACTAAGTCTCAGGCGTGCCCGTTTGCCTGAAAAGTTGGCCGAGATGGGGGGTAGAGCTATAGGGGGAGGAGCAACATTTGGATTAAGGGGCGCACAGGAGGCTACCGCACAGGAAATGTCTCCTGAAGATGCTGCCAAGCATATAACGAACATGACACTTATGGGTGCGGGGTTGGGTGGTACTCTTGCTGTGCCCAACAAAGCCATAAGGGTGCCAGCGACAGCTATGTATGGTTATTTGGTGAGCCGATTGTCGGGGGCCAGCCAGGTTGATTCTGCTGTTACTGCTGCGGTTTTCATGCTTTTTGGCGTGATGACTCGCAGAGACATTTCGTTTGAGGTTAAGAATACGATAATGAAGAGGAAAATGAGTGAACTGGATGATGTCCTCAGAGGAAATGGCATTCCCTCAGAAATATCCAAAGGTGTGCAGCGAGAGATGTACCGACGCTACGCAGCGAAAGTAAATCCGACCCTTGACGATTTTATCAAACTTGAAGATGACATTGCGGCCCTGATCCGAAAGGAAGCTCGATACACAGAAGCTCTTAAGGAATTACCAGTAGGGAAGGCAGAGCCAGTTCCGAGGGCTGTTGCAAAGGGTATGGAAATCGCACCGGCAACCGCTGAAGTTCCTGCACGAGAGCCGCTTTTCGCTACCGGGAAGGGGAAATATGCCGGGGAGATTATACTTGATCCACGTAAAGCCGACAAAATGCCAGCTTTACAAGCAATAACAGGAGTCAAGGCTGCTAAGGATTATCCTGGCCTGTTAGAGGGAGTCAGGTGGGGACTCAAGGGGAAAAGCCCTGTTGGATCATACGGCATTGTCAGTCGGGACAAGAGCATAAAGCAGGACTATGATGTAATGGACTCAGGCGAATTGCCCCAGAGTTTCATAGAGCGTTATGGAGAAGAGGCTATTGTTGACAGGAGTACCGGGGATATTGATTTTGACAAACTGGTTGCACTTGCAGAGCAGGAGCTTCACGACGTTACTTCCAAGATGGGAGAATATGCACCAGTTCCAGAGGAAGGGCGTATCGAGGAAATCACAGAGAAGCCGCCTGAGAAGTCCGCTAAGGCAATAAAGCCTGAGATTCGCCCCGAAGTACCAGTCGGGGCTGTTGCGAAACGTCCCGGCGAAGAGAGACGACCCATTTGGGCTAACGAACTGGAATCTGTTGGCGGGAAAATTGAAAAGGGGGGCACTGTTTCCCTATATCATGCCACTACAAAAGAAAAGGCCCAACAGATAATGAAAGAGGGACTACTCCGCAGGCCAAAAGATACTCCCGATTCGTACGGAGTTTATCTCAGTAGTAGCAAGTCTGTTGCCCAAGATTATGGCGACGGGACAGTTATCCGTGTGCGAGTAGATGCCAGAGATTTGAACCCGGATGACATTTTCGCCGGTGAGAGAATGGACTTTTCGGTTGAAACAAAAAGGGGGGTGTATAGACCTATATCTGTGGAATCTGTAACGCCTGTAGAAGCGCCCAAAGCTCCGGCGCTAAGAATGGAAGTTCAAGAGGTTGGTAAGATCAAGCCGAAACGTGAACAGGTTGCGTTGGGACTTGGGGTACAGGCAAAGATTCCGGCCGAGGGGATCCGAGCGCCAGAAGGTGCCCCTGCGCCAGAGGAAGGTGCTCCCTTATGGGAAGCCAGGAAAGAAGAAGCTGCCCGTGAGGCCGAGAAAAGGCAAGTCGAGCTTCCTTCCTTGAGTGATGCAGAAGTTACCAAACTCTATGCTGCCACTGGGCCGATTGACCCGGAATTGGTCAGATCAGGCATAAGAGAGGCTCAGTCCCTTGGAGTCGCAGGCAAGAAAATTGCGGAGCGCCTTGTGCGGCGGGGAGCTACACACATGCGGAAATTAGGTGAGGGCGGCGCTGAACTAGCCAAAGACATTGACGAGATAGCCTTCGATGTGCGACGTGAGACCAATAATGATGATCTTGACATCCGCAAAGCAATGAGGGGTTTGACCCCGAAAGAACGCACCAGGGCGGCGATGGTAACTGACAAAGAGATTCCGGCCAATACCCAGACTGAGAAAGTTGTTGAGCGGTCTGAGCATTTGCGGCAGATACTGGACAGGCAACTTAAGGAATTTGCCGCAGTCGGTGGGCAAAGGCGACTTGGAGGCCCGGGGGAAGAGAAGATTCCCGCTGGCGGGGGAGGACGCGCTTTTCCGCAGGTGCCCAATAAAGAGGGGCGCGCCGTTCTTCAGGAAGTAGCAGCAGGTGCAATGAAGCCTGGCTGGGACATGACTCCCAAGGTTGCTAAAGCTGTGGAATGGCTTGTAGAAATGGGCTGGGCAAAGAATTATGACGAGGCTGTCTTTCAACTTATTAAAAACAAGGAAGTACAGCTCAGGAGTATCAATCCATACTTTGAGCGAACGAGAACTCCTCTACCGACATATTTGCGTGAGTGGGACCCCTTCAAAGTACTGTCAGGTTCTATGGAAAGAAACTGGATGACTATAGAAGGGATCAGAAAATGGGGGTGGGATGAGTTGGGGATGTCATTTCCAAAAGCAAATGAATTGATTGGCAAGATAGCTCAGGAGCATCCTTTTGATGCTGATGTGGTTCACCAGTTCATAAGATCGTCATTCGGGCTTGGCTCCAAAGCGTCAGAATCGGCCCAGCGCATTTCCCGTGACCTTCGAGCGGTGCAGTTCATAGGGAAGATTGCCGTGAGTCCGTTGACTATTACCCGAAACATGATCGACCGCTTTGCCAAAGTGTATACCACAGCAGGGCTTTCAATAACATTGCGCGCAACACTGAAGTTCCCGCCATATTTGAATGTCTGGATTAAGTCTGCTCGGAGGGTTAAGGAACAAATGATACGGTCGGGAGCGGTGTTCTCACACGGATCAATAGCAGAGGGGGTCGAGCCAGGGACAATCGTTATGAGTATGATCGGCAAACCCTTTACTTCATCCGAGAGGGGAAACCAGGTAATGGAGGCGCTGGGGGCAAAGATGAAACTTGAGAGAGACATCCAATTGTATCTCAATGCCAAACCAGATAGTCGCCTGGGGAATCTTTTCAAGGCAATTCAGAATCTTGGAGAAAATACAGAGGCTCAGATAGCCGAAAGGATTAAAGAAGCGGGTTTGGCTGGCAAAACCACTGAGGAGATGGTGGATATACTGATAAAGTCGAAGGGCGCCGACATGCCACCTATTGAAGTTCAGGCTGTTATGCACAGAGCAGCTCGGGACCAAGCTTTCCCGGTTATCCTGAGCACCAAGCGCCTGTGGTGGGATGACAGTCCTCTTATGAAGGTCCTGGCACAGTTCAAGGTATGGCCGGTTGAGCAGCTAAGTTTTATTTACCGATCAGCGATGAAACAGGCGATTAAGGGCAACGTGGTCCCGCTTATGAGATTCATTATCGGGGTAACAATCGCTGGAGAACTATACAACATTGCCAGAGACTACGTTTACGAGAAGGAAGAGGCATTACTTACCAATCTGAGAAGAAGGCCGGACAAACATAATGTTAAAGATATAGCATGGATTCTCTACAAGGATGCACTTGATGGTGGAATGATCGGGATGTTTGCAGACCTGACATGGGGACTTACTGACTGGGTGTTGGGGCCGACGGCGGGAACCATAGGAGAATTAGGCAAGACGATGCTAGCTGCACTCCGGCGGCCGGGGCTTACGATCCACGCCCTGAAAAAGGCCATGAGACGGGATGTGTCGGCGATCAGACAGGCAGAGGGCATCCTGAATAAGGTTGGGGTGTTGGTTGGAAAAGACGGCAAACGGGCGGTGCTGTACAACAGGTGGCGGTTCCGGGCTAACGAATACTGGCGGGAGCAACACGTTGGGTTGTATGAGAAAGTTGAAAAAGCGATAATGGGCCCGCCAAGTTACCCCGTAGGAAAGAATTCGCTGGTATACGAACTGATTGCCCGTAACATAACCGCTAATGATATAGAGAGCGCCGCCGAATACATTGAGATACTTTTCAGCAAGAAGGATACCTTCGAAGAGCGAAAGAAACTTTGGTCGGGCCTGAAGCAGTCAAGGGCACGCAGGTCACCGCTTGGCCCGGTGGCACTCAAAAACAGACGGGAGTTTTTCAGCTCCTTCAGCCAGAGGGACAAGGACGAGGCAGAGAAACTTCAAAAGGCATGGCTTGCCGATTACAACAGGGCAATAAAACTCGTTACAGAGGAGAAACGACTCCCATCCCGAGAGTCTCCAAAAGATGAATAACACACTGGGCATATTGAAGCGACCGCCGCAACTGGCCGAACTCAAAGAGGGCCAGGCGGTAACTGTACTACTCTTTCCGAAGCAGTTGGGCGGCGGTGCACCGGCGGAGAACCAGTACCGGCAGTACATGCGGGTCGGCGGTAAGCTGCTGTCCTGGACGGCAAAGGACATGAGCAAGGTGGACTTCGCCGAGGTTTTCCCGAGCACCGTACAGGTCAACGACATCCCGGCAGGTACGGCGGATTACGACAAGTTCCTGGTAAGCGACGGCGGGATGCTGAGGTACCGGACAGCGGCGCAGATGCAAAGCGATATGGGGCTGGCGGCAGAGGGTGAGGCGCACTCGCTTAGCGACCATGCGGATGTGGCCTTTGCAGGGCCGGTAAACCTGGACGTGCTGCAATACAATGGTACAAACTGGGTTGATCGGAGCCTAGCAGAGGCGGGGATCTCGGGGACGGGGCATGAGCATACACTTGCTAATATCACCGACCTAAGCCAGAGACTTGATAATCTGACCGATGCTGAGGTTCAGCAATTGGAAACCATCGGTGTAACTACGATTTCGGCTGCCCAGTGGGGATACTTGGGTGAGTTAGATCAAACCCTTAAACAGGCAGCCAGTCCGACATTTGTCAATTTAACACTAAGTGGAGTTTTGAATACCCCTGAAGTTAAGGCTGCAAGCGGGGCTGGCCTGAAGCTCTACGATGACGGTGGGAATGGGATATTTGTCAAGGATGGAGGGTATGTCAGCATCGGGACGATTAGTCCTTACGCAAAATTATTTGTATGGCAACCGTCTGCATTTGACACTGCTTATGATTCCCAAATTGATAATGTCTGTGTTTCCAGAGTCGCTGCTACTGGCCTTAACGCGGTTGGGGGTTCGATAGGATTTACTAGAGTTTATGGTACACCTACTTCCAGACGTGCTGCGGCTATTGCGGCTGTGATAACTGATGCTACTTACGATGCCCAAACTGGTTTAGCTCTCTATGTACACCCATCTGCAAGTAGTGCCGAGCCAATTGTTGAGAAAGTACGCATTACTCATGGTGGCTACGTTGGCCTTAGCGAATCTGCCCCCGACAAATTACTGACATTGGCAGACCAGGGCGACACTGGTTCCAAGACGTTCTCGCCTGGCTGGGCTGGGACGGGGTGGTATCTCGATTGGTTAGATACTCATAAATATCACCTGGAATTGGAAAGTATGACCATAAGAGGCCCATTGAATGTCTATGAAATGATCATCAACACGATCCACTCTGTTGATGGCGGCATGATAATCAGCAAAGCCCATGCCAGGGTTGCATCTGTTGCTTCAGGAACTCATCCTAATGAAGTTATTGTAATTGAAGACCCATCTGCTCACGGGGCGTCTCCTTTCAAAAAGGGGGATATTGTAATGGTTCAGCGGGTCGCCATTGATGAAACGTCCGTTGTCAGGAAAGAGCAGCGGCAGGTTAAAGAGACCTATACTTCCGGTTTGACAATTCCCCTGGAGGCGACAGCAGGCGGAGAGGATAATGCAAACATTCAAGCGGGAGATGTTCTGGTTATCCTGGGGAATATTGAGGGCGCAAATGGAACAACTGGCCGAGACGCCAGCATTTTTCTGAGTGCGTCAGAGACCAACAACCCCTTCATAAGATTCAAGGACGGTGTGCATTCAGTGGCCGAGTGGAATGGAATTACCAAGATAGTGGCCGCCCTTGGCAATCTCAATGGGGTTTATGGCTATGATACTGAAGTATATGGCTTTGCAGCAGGCAATCCAGCAGGGGCAAATCTTACGATAGACCCTACTCTAGGGATTCGTTTTCGTCTATCTGAGGTTGTACTTGTTGAGGTAGGTGCCAGCGTCTGGGGCGAGTACCCTGGCATGAAAGTTACCGGTGGCGTGTTGAATATGGATGCTCCTGGTAGTGCTGCGTCTGGACATGTTACTTTAGGGGCGCCAGGTGGCGTACCTGGTATTGTCTTCGGTTCTATTACTGATATTTATAGAGCAGACATAAGAAGAGACAGCGATGGCTTCATTCTATCCTCTCATGCAGAGACAGGGATCCCCCAAACTGACGATGCTGCATACTTAAAAATCTTTGATAACGGAGCCGTAACTTTACGTGCTCAAACTGAAGATGGCGCAGTAAGACCTCTCCATTTGTACGGCGATCTTGTTAATGCTCTTAGAGCCCCTAATGGTACCGCAGGCGCTCCAGTGTATACGTTCACCAACGATCCTAATACAGGGATTTATCGTTATAGTGCTGACGCTCTAGGTATAACCGCAAACGGGGTAGTCTCAGTTCTGTTTAGCGTTGAGGGGATCTACCCAGCGGTTCTTGGCACAACGGCAAGTGCGGCTAATTTATACTGTTCTGGGGCACTTAGTTCTATAAAACGATCAACGGCTGGAAGACGTGCAGACAAGGCAAATATCAGAAGCATTGAGATTGACACCAACAAAGTCTACGACTTGAACCCTATATCCTTTGCTTCTAAACTAGACTTGGATAGGAAGGGCAAACCGATTGATGGATTTTTTGGACTTATTGCAGAGGAAGTCCATGAGACACTACCAAACCTCTGCGGCTACAACGAAAAAGGTGAGCCTGACTGGGTGCAGTATCAGATGCTCCCAGTATTGATGCTCCCGGAGATGAAAAAGTTACGAGATAGAATTTCTGGTCTGGAATCCCAAGTAGCAACCCTGAAACAACAAATTGCCCTACCGCCTAGCGAAACCGGTCCCGCAGCCCCGCCGTTGGCCCCGCCGTTGGCGGGACTGTTGGCGGGACTGGTCCCGCAGGAAGCGGGGGAAGCGGGGGAAGCGGGGCAATAGCATAAGGAGACTTATCAATGTCAGACATCACAATTACCCTGAAAGACGCTGTGCGGGGCGAGGTGGCCCTGGTGGTGCTGTCAGGGCGCCCGCTGAAGGGCAAGGTGGCGTATCAGATCGCCAAGGCGTCCCGGAAGGTCAAGCCTGAAGTCGAGGATTACCGGAAGGGCGTGCGGGGCATCATGGAGGCCCACAACGCTAAGGCGGACGGAGACGGAAATTTGAGGCTGGACCCGGAAGCCAAAAACTACAAGAAGGCCCGGGCCGAGCTGGAGCAATATGAGGAAGAGCAACTCAAGACCGAAATATCTCTTACGGGGCTTAAGAGATTCACGCTCGACGAACTCCTGGCGGCGATCCCTCCCGAAAAGGACAGTGACAGCAAACCTATCGAAGGGGACGCCGTGATCGAGCCGTTCATCCTTGAAGGCATCCACTGGCTACTGGAGGAAGAGAAATAGCTATGCCGAAGGGTGTGGTAGAAACACCTCGCGAGGTTGCTCTGTGGGCTAAGGCCAAGGCTGCGGCTCGAGAGCAGTACCCCGATGTGAAAGAGGGGTCAAAGCGATTTTGGAAAATCGTAATGGGGATATTCAAAAAGATGCAGGGAGGTTAGAATGATCTCGCTAACGGATTTCAGAGCGTTAACGACTCACGTTCTCAATGAACTAGGGCATCCCTATGTTAGTGCCGATGCGATTTCCTTGGTGATAAGGACTTGTGTTTACGAGTCTGATCTTTACCACCTGAAACAGGTAGGCGGTGGCCCGGCCAGGGGATTTCCCCAAGTCGAACTCAGTACGGCCAAGGATATTTTAGGGCGGTATCTGGGGTTGGAGCGGAAAGTCGAATTGAGACAGAGAGTTCATGTCATATTGAGATTCGATCCTGTGCCCCTGGCTGATGATGATTACCAGATAGACCTGCAACTCCAGGGAAACATGATCCTGGGAATAGTGCTTTGCCGGTTGAAGTATGGAATGATCCCTGAACCGTTGCCCTCAAGGGATGACAGAATGGCCCAAGGCCGTTATTACAAGGAACATTACAACACTTCTGGTGGTAAAGGAGCCTCCGAAGGCTTTGTCAAAGTAACAGCGGCGGCGGGTGCATAATGGCTTTTACCGATGACGACCGTTCACTGCTGGCCCGGACTGCCGCATTGCTGGAAGCTATGAAGGAGAGCCACGATCGTAGGCTGGCAGCACTTGAGGCTGAGGACAAGGTGTTGCACCACCGGATCAACGTTACAAGAAAGGCTTTCCTCGGCCTTTCATCCGGGATCGGGATCATAGCCGGTGCAGTGATAGTGTGGATAAAATCCAACATGGGGGTTAAATGATATGGGATTTTTTGATAAAGCAGAGAAACTCGCCCGGCCTATCGACGCGCTCAGGAAATTTGCAGATGTGGTTTCAACCACTGACGAGGAACGCCTTGAGGCTGAGGCTGTGATAAAGAAAATGGAGCTGCGCCAAGATGAGTTGCAGGTGGAATTGAACAAGGTGGAAGCCCAAAGCCGATCATGGTTCAACTCGGGCTGGAGACCTGCAATAGGTTGGGTCTGTGCGGTATCCCTATTCCTATACTTCCCGATTCGCTTCGCTGTTGCCACTATAATGTGGACTGCTATATGGGTGAGCACTGGGGAGATAGTGGCATATCCAATAGGCGTCGAAGGCTTGATGGAGTTAGTGCTCGGGATGCTTGGTCTCGGCGCTTTTAGGACGGCAGATAAATTGGCGGGCCGGTCGAAATGACTTATCCGCTAAAGAAAAGATAGCCCCCTAAGTTTTCTTAACGCTACTCGCTATTAAAGGATGCTTTCATAAGGCTGCGGGTGTAAATTCAGATGCAGATTCTGAGTCTGCTCCGTATTCCAAGGCTTAGGGCTGAGCCTTAATCAGCCCACATTTGCGGTGGTGGAGCAGTCAGGTAGCTCGTCGGCCTCATAAGCCGAAGGTCGCGGGTTCAAATCCCGCCCCCGCTACTGGCTTTCCTCGTTGAGCCGTAATCAGCGAGGTGGTGCATTAGCGCAGGCTTAGGGCTGAGCCTTAATCAGCCCAAGACGTGAAATGGCGAGAGTGCGTAAACCGTGAGGAGCGCTGGCAAATATAGGACTTTTCATTGTTTCATCCATATTTTGTTTCCAGCTCTCGCTAATGTTCTTTGACTTATAGGGTGTGGCACATAACCCGGCCTAGTGGGTAATACCACAGGGCTAGTGTGCACGGGGTTATAGGGCCACTTCCTCTTAAAGCCCAGGGGTCGGTTAATCCGGCCCCTTTTTGCTATCCCCCCCAAATTATTTTCCCGTCGGGTGGCTATACACATTATTGCTATGACTGAAAAGAGTTCTTGCCTGTCCTAGTGTGTCGTAGTTACTATTAGCCATGCCAGGAGGTGTACGAATGAAGAAAATCACTCAAATAGAATTTGATGGTCTCCCTGTTAATGAAAAAGGGATAAAACAGTGCCCCGGTGATACTGACTATTCTGCTATTGGCAGCTTTGCCACGGGGTGCAGCTTTGCCACGGGGTGCAGCTTTGCCACGGGGTGCAGCTTTGCCACGGGGTGCAGCTTTGCCACGGGGTG